CCCAATAATGTTTATATTTCAGTTCTGAGATCTCTTGACAGGTCACACAAAAGACCACGCCCGGAATTGCAGCACGACGAGCCTCCGGGATTGGTGCTTCACATGCTTCACAAAGGAAACAAGATGGCGCGTTGATACCGCTGCGCGCGTTGCTGATGTGGCGCTCGCGGTCTTCCTGCTCGCGCTGTTGTGCTAAATCCATTGCATCGGCCATCAGTGCAACTCCTGTGATTCATTCTCATAGCGGGTAGCCTCACGGCGCAGCAGCTCCGCGGCTTCGGTGCCGCTCATCCCCTCTTTGGTGATATGGATAGCCAGTGCCTCAAGGCGGATGGAAACAGCAAGAGCGCGGTCTTTGCGCTCTTCTTTTTTGGCATCGGTCAGCAATACGGCCAGCGCATCACTATCAGTGTTAAAACAACGAGTTTCGGTTATACGCATAATTGACTCTCCTGATTTTGGGCAATAAGAAGCCCGGCGGGTTTACGCCATTAAATTTCTGTTTGGATTAATTCGGCATGGTTAGCCGTTTTGGAAATAAGCTCACCACTGCACGAAAATGATTCATCGCTGTAATCAATGCTTTTTTCTCGTCAGTAGTCAGCTCACTTAATTCGCGCTCATGACGAGCTGCCGGTATTTTTGCCAGAAAGAAAATAGCGGCCAGCGCCCGAGTATTTTCTTCAAATTGAGGATCGCGTTTATCACGCATATCATCGACAAAACGTTCAACCTCTTTCCAGCTATCACCCCAATATCTCGCGCGCAATTCAGCCACATGATTGAGACCGGCCAGACGTTGACCCGCTTTTAGCGGAACAGTCGCGGATACAGCTTCGATAGCCATGATTCCCCCTGCTTTTGAGTAGAGAGGTCAGCCAGTAAATCAGCCTGTGAGCGGCTCGGGTGCCAGCGCTTGCTGTCCTTACCTGCGATCCAGCCGTGGCCGAAGTGCATGCCGGGGCTTTGCTTAACGAGCAGAGACGCAAATGACGGTTCATTTTTCAGCATGAGCACCTCAAATCAGACCGAATGATGCGCCAATGCCGCTCATGGTATCGACCACGCTCGTCATCGCCGGATTAGTCTGTAGACGCGCATGCAGCGCCAGCGCCGATAATGACAACATGCGAATGCCAGCATTAACGCTTTCAATCATATTGTGCTTACGGGCAGAGGTCAGACGTTCATCAGATACCGCGCCGCTCGCCAGTTCGCCGAGTTCACGCATTGCGCGCATGACGTAAGACTGCAATTTGTCTTTAGCCAGCTCGTTGACCGGTACACATGGCAGACAGTGAATCTGCGCCAGAAAACCATCAACGAGGGTTGAATCTTCGGTCAGGTCAGTCAGTAGCCACAATTCAGGTGGCGTAAACTGGTGAGGCTGTTCCGGGTTGAGCTTGTTACGTAACGTTTGAACGTTCATACCCGCACGCTCGGCCAGCTTCGCCATATTGTGACGCTGCGCAAAAGCCCGGCATGCTTCGTCATAGTGGGGATGTTTGGAAACCTGAAAATCAAACATGTTGCATCCTTAAAATTCACATAAAGTGAATTAAGCGCCGATGACGAGTTGAAAACGGGAATGACCCAACGCCTTACGCAACTGCTCTTCTTTCCAGCGTGCGTAATAAATACGAATCGGGCCACCTGCTTTCTTGCAGCCTTTACGGATAGTACGGGGTTCGATTGGTACGCAAGGGTTGTCGCCGGTTGTCCAGCGGTAAGCGGTGCGTTCAGAAACACCCTCAAGCTCTGCGAATTGTTGCAGAGTAACGATAGGTGCAGGCACTTTGATGATTGCGATTTCAGAAGCCATGTTGCATGATTCCCATTTTGACAATGTTTGCAATCAATGGCCTCTGTTTGCCAACTTCTGCCACTGATTGCCCGAATTAGCAACGATACTAATACTCGATTGAATATTAGTAAATACCCAAAGGAATAAATTTTGATACTTGATACTCAGGTGAATAACGACGAATTACTGGATAGAATCTGTCAAGTATATGGTTTTACTCAAAAAATCCAGCTAGCCCGGCATTTCAATATTGCCGCCAGTTCCCTACAAAACCGCTACACGCGAGGCACTGTTTCTTATGATTTCGCCGTACAGTGCGCATTAGAAACCGGAGCAAACCTACTATGGCTTCTTACGGGGCAAGGCTCTCAATATGACGGCAAACAGTCTCCAACGGATCCGAAAACGATAGATGCCTTCACTCTGAGTGATGGAAAGCTCGAAGAAAATTCACCATTGAGTATTGATGCGGCTTTCTTTAGTAAGCAAATGTCAAAAGGTATTGCTGTTCGCGCCGATGGAAAGCTGCACTTTATAGAACAAGATGCCTCACTTTCTGATGGCCTTTGGTTGGTTGATATTGAGGGGGCTACCAGCATTAGAGAATTGACGCTCCTACCCGGTAAAAAGTTACACGTTACTGGCGGCAAAGTACCGTTCGAGTGCGGGATAGATGAGATAAAAACGATTGGCCGTGTAGTGGGTGTATACAGCGAGGTTAATTGATGACTGTCCGTAAAAATCCGGCTGGCGGCTGGATTTGTGAGCTCTATCCAAACGGTGCAAAAGGCAAACGTATCAGAAAGAAGTTCGCCACTAAAGGCGAGGCACTGGCGTTTGAACAGTACACCGTTCAAAACCCGTGGCAGGAAGAAAAGGAAGACAGGCGCACGTTAAAAGAGCTGGTTGATTCATGGTATAGCGCTCATGGCATTACCCTGAAAGACGGCTTGAAACGCCAGTTATCCATGCACCATGCTTTTGAGTGTATGGGCGAACCGCTATCACGCGATTTCGATGCGCAGATGTTTTCCCGCTACAGGGAAAAGCGGTTAAAAGGTGAGTATGCCCGTTCAAACAGAGTGAAAGAGGTATCACCTCGCACACTTAATCTTGAGCTGGCCTATTTCCGGGCAGTGTTCAATGAGCTAAATCGCCTCGGAGAATGGAAGGGTGAAAACCCACTGAAAAACATGCGCCCATTCCGCACAGAAGAAATGGAAATGGCCTGGCTAACTCACGACCAAATTTCTCAACTGCTCGGAGAGTGTAAACGGCATGACCACCCTGATTTAGAAACCGTGGTAAGAATCTGTCTCGCCACTGGCGCACGGTGGTCTGAGGCCGAGAGTCTTAGAAAAAGCCAGATCGCGAAATATAAAATCACATACACCAACACGAAAGGCAGAAAAAACCGCACCGTCCCAATCAGCAAAGATCTCTATGAATCTCTGCCTGATGATAAAAAAGGCCGGTTGTTCAGTGATTGTTATGGCGCGTTCCGGTCGGCTCTGGAAAGAACAGACATCGAACTACCGGCAGGACAGCTTACACACGTTTTGCGCCACACCTTCGCTAGCCACTTTATGATGAATGGTGGTAATATTTTGGTCTTGCAGCGCGTACTCGGCCATACCGACATCAAAATGACGATGCGATATGCACACTTTGCCCCCGATCACCTAGAAGATGCTGTAAAATTAAATCCTCTCAATAAAATTATTAACATACATTCATTAGATAATTAATCTAAAACCTTCCAAATAAATACTTAAGGATTAAGCAATGGACGCAGTAACGGATATAAGAAAAAAATACATACTCAACCTTGGAGTTTTAAAACCAGGTGATATTATACTAGAGCATGGTTATAAAGCTCATAGTCATGTAATTATGGCAGTAACTCAAAGCCATTACTCACACGCAATGCTGTTTGAGGGTTCAACTATAATTGAAGCAACCTTAGCAGGTGGTGTATTCAGTAAAGTACCGAATCGTTTTGCAGTAGTATCACCTGAAGACATAAAAGTTTTACGGCTGAGAAATGAAATTTCATCTGAAAAGATAAACGTCATTACAGCAACCTCCAGAAACTTAACTGGATCAAGTTATAATAAGTCACAAGCGTTTATGTCGGGGGGTAAAAAAAAGCCAACTAAGAAGACTGCTTCTGGTCAATTTTGTTCAAGATTGGTAGCTCAGTGTTATAATTCAGTCGGAATAAAACTTGTAGATAACATTAACTTTTGTTCACCCGCTGATTTAGAGAGATCGCCATTACTAATCGAGGTAGATGATGCAGTAATTGAAGCTTCAGAAGAACAATTGTCCCATGCTTTAGCTCCGTCCCCGCACGAAGCGCATCTAAAAGGCGCGACTCAATGGATTAAAGCAGCTAAAAAGATCTTAAAAAAATCTGATATTGAAGTAGAAACTATTAACGATGTATTAACTGCAACTATTAAATTAAAAAATACAAAAGTAGACAAATTAATCCTAAAAGCCATAAAAGAATCTGGTTACTACGATTTTTATCTTATTGATAAGCAAGCTAACCCACATAGATATGACATTGATTTATTCTCGGAAGAAATTGGAACCAACTTAGATAAAATCAACTCAGAAATTGCAAAAGAATCATCTATACTTAAAACTCACTCAACAAACTTAATAAATTCAAGAGATTATTATAAT